ACGGATGTAAAGGAAGGTGGTTGATTATGGCAGCAAGAAAGCCAACAGCGGAAACAGTTGCAAAGTCTGAACAGACTGAACCAAAGTTCAGCAAAGAACAGATTCTTGTATCTGCCCGTTTTGCAAACAGAAGGGACTTGGTGGATGCCCTTCTTGATGAAGATAAAAGTTACACCATAGAAACTGTTGACAATTTAGTTGAAAAATACATGAAAGGACAGGTGAAATAGTATGGCTTTAGGTGGTGGTACATTTACCGCACAGAACAAAGAATTGCCCGGTGCTTATATCAACTTTGTATCGGCTGCATCCGCATCCGCCGCACTGTCTGATAGAGGTATTGCAACAATGCCTCTTGAACTTGACTGGGGTGTTGAAGGGGAAGTTTTTGAAGTGACCAATGAAGATTTTCAGAAGAACAGTCTGAAACTTTTTGGTTATGCCTTTGACAGTCCTAAGATGCTTGGTCTTAATGATCTGTTCATGGGTGCAAAGACCTTATATGCGTACCGTCTGAACGGCGGTGGTGATAAGGCAGCGAACACATACGCAACTGCAAAGTATTGTGGTGTTCGTGGTAATGATTTGAAAATTGTGATTCAGAAAAATGCTGACAATGCAGAAAACTATGATGTTACAACCTACTTTGGTACGGTTAAGGTTGACACACAGACAGTTGCAAAGGCTGCTGACCTTGTGCCAAACGATTATGTTATATTCAAGGAAACTGAACTTGCTGTTACTGCCGGAACACCTTTGATTGGTGGTACAAACGGCACAGTTGACGGCACTGCACATCAGGCGTACTTGGATAAAATTGAATCATACACCTACAACACTATGGGTGTTGTGGTTACTGATGACATAACCAAGAAGTTATATGTGGCTTTCAATAAGCGTTTGCGTGATGAACTTGGTATCAAGTTCCAGTTGGTTATTTATAACCTGTCTGCTGATTACATGGGCGTTATCAGTGTGAAAAACAAAGTCCTTGATGAAGGTGCAAATGAAGCATCCCTTGTCTATTGGGTAACTGGTGCAGAAAGCGGTTGTGCAGTCAATAAGTCTTGTCAGAACAAGCAGTATGACGGTGGTTTTACTGTTGATGCTAATTACACACAGAATGAGTTGAAAACTGCAATCAAAGCCGGTGAATTTATTTTCCATAAGGTCAACGGCGTTGTCCGTGTGCTTGAAGATATTAACTCTATGGTGACCACTTCGGACACTTGTGGGGATGTATTCAAGGACAATCAGACAATCAGGGTCATTGACCAGTTGGGAAATGATGATGCCATTCTTTTTAATACCAAGTATCTGGGTGTGATTCCAAACAATGCATCCGGACGGACTGCGCTGTGGTCTGACCTTGTTAAGATTCGTCAGAACTTACAGGACATGGGCGCTATTGAGGGATTTACTGATTCTGATGTTACGGTTGCACAGGGAGATTCCAAAAAGGCGGTTGTGATTACATCAGCAATCACCGTTGTTAACGCTATGGGTAAACTCTATGAAACGGTTACAGTTGCGTAAGGAAGGGGTGAAATACAATGTCAAATGTAACAATGAAAGCAAGGGACACTATTGCAGCAAAACTTGCTGAATGTTTTATCACAATCGGAAGTAGAAGATACAACTTCATGCAGATGATTGATATGGAAGCAAAAGTTGAGAAAACCAAGACTACTGTTCCCCGTCTTGGTGCAATCATGGCAGGTCATAAGTCATGTGGTATGGAAGGTACTTTTTCCGGTACTGCACATTACAACCAGTCAGTTCTTCGTCAGGCGTTACTTGACTATAAGAACACTGGTGAGGATGTGTATTTTGAAATGCAGATCACAAATGATGATCCAACCAGTGAGGCGGGTAGACAGACTATTATTTTTTATGATTGCAATACAGATGGTGGTATTTTAGCAAAGTTTGATGCTGACGGTGAATATCTTGATGAAGAAGTAGAAGGAACATTTGAGGACTTCTCAATGCCGGAATCATTTAACAATCTTACAGGTTTTCTTACAAACTAAGTAACAGAACCCTTTATGTGGCTTTTATATAGGGTCATATAAGGGGACTTTTTAGATTTATTGATAAACAGAAGGGAGAACAACAAAATGTCAAAATTTAGTGCATTTATGAAAGCGAATAAAAAGGTAAAGGAAAATGAAAAATTTGCGCCTACTGCTTCACTGCTTGGTTCGGACGGAACACCTGTCAGATGGGAGTTCAGACATATCAGTTCCAAGGAAAATGAAGAACTTCGTGATGCAAATACCATTGAAGTTCAGGTGACTGGCAAGCCAAACTTATTCAGACCGAAACTGATTACTTCAAAGTACCTTATGGCAATGATCGTGAAGTCAACGGTATTTCCTGACCTTTACGATAAAGAGTTACAGGACAGTTACGGTGTAATGACCCCGGAAGATTTGGTTTATGCAATGGTTGATGATGCCGGGGAAATGCAGGACTTCCAGTTATGGATGCAGAAGTTTCAGGGATTTACCAAGTCACTTGATGAAAAGGTTGATGAAGCAAAAAACTAATTGAAGAAGGGGATGGTGAAGCAAATTATGCTTACTATGCCCTTCTAAAACTTCACATTCTTCCATCAGTGTTCTTGGCTATGGACGAACAGGAAAAAGCCTTTGTGATTGCTTCAATCAAGTTGAAAGCAGAGCATGACAAGAAGGAAAAGAAAAAGGCAGAAGCAAGGGCAAAGAAAAAACACTAAGAAAGGACGGTGAAACAGGTGTCATCTATTCAGACAGGTATTGAACTTAATGACCAATTCAGCGGAGTGTTGAACAATATCATCAGTTCAGTGAACCTTGCCGTGTCTGCAATGTATGATATGCAGCAGTCAATGAACGCTGACATTGATACAAGCAGCATTGAAGGGGCAAGGGATGAAATCAATCAGGCAACTGCTGCCATTGAAGCAATGAATCAGGCAGCAAGCCGACAGACCGCACCTGATATTGCACCGCCTGTTGTGGATGGTGGAAATCAAGAACCGATTTCTGTACCTGTTGACCCGGTACTTCCTGACCCTTTGGTTGAAAATCCTGAACCAATCAGACCTGAAATTCAGCCGAATGGACCGCCTGACCCCATAGAAATTCCCGTTACATGGGATACTGACGGGGTGGATGTGTTCACAGGAACAGGTGTTGAACGATTTCAGCAAGAAGTTCAGAGTGCAAACAATATGCTGGAACAATTAAGCGACACACAGGATGCGATTGCAAAGCAAGCATATAATACAATGATATTTCCACCTAAAGCATTTCAGGACTTGAATAGTTTAGCAGTTCGGATTGATTCAATTCAGCAGCGGATTCAGCAGATTGAAAACAATAAGGTAAACATTGGAACGGATCAGGCAAATGCAGAACTGGAACAGTTGCGTATGCAGTTGAATCAGGCGATTCAGGAACAAAATTCACTGAATCAGGCAATGCAGAACATGGATGTTTCTGCTGCCAATGATGCCTATTTGCGTTTATCACAGACTGTTGGCAATACAGAAAGGTACATCCGTGACAATGTGGATGAACAGGGGCGTTTCAATCAGGAAATTTCAGCCGGAACA